GACGATCTTTGTCGCTCTGAGCGACCGAACGAAAGTTCGTAAGTCCCATAATCCCATGAATTCATGAGGAGGCCGGGTATGCCTGAAGGCAAGCTTAACGACGTTTCCGTACGGCTGCGAGCGGTAGGTTTACAGCCTACTGTTGTGAAACAACTAGTAAACTTGATCGACCGCATGGAACGCGACCATGGCCAGGAATGGTCCTCTGGTTGGCTTAAATCCATGAAAGTCGATTTTGTCAGGCTGTTAGCAGATCAAGAGCCACTGGGGCGGTATGCCAAGAAAGGCATCCGGATCAATGGGAAACTCATCAGAGTTCCCAAAGGCCCATTCGGGTACCTGTTCCGACTTGGTTTGATGACCAAAAGTCGTCGCAAGCTCCATATGGTTTGGCAAGGACTGATTGCATACACCAGGTATACCAATCCTGATGTGTCCTTCTCCCAATGGCGGAAATTCTCAACTGCTGTTCGGAAGCCCTTGCCACGGAAGCGTGATCTGCGCGTAGCGCAAACGTACGTGTCCATGGGGCTCCAAACCCTACCGAAAAGTGGACTGTATGCGGGGGTTCCCCAACCTCTGATGACTACCCTTCCACGAGAGGGAAAACGCATTCCCCTCGGACGGCGAACCCGTCCGGAGAGAGACATTCTTCATAATCTGAAGAGTGCCTTGACTTACAACGTGTTCCAGGATGATGTCCGTCAGGACCTCATCGAACCCGTTGTCGCTGGAACGCCTTGGTCCAGCAAAGTTAAGGGACATCCCGTAACTGCAGGAGTCGTGAGACCCTTGCATCACGTCGGGACAATCGGGTTCATTCAAGAGCCCGGCTGTAAGCTGCGTGCAGTGGCTAACCCTAATCGGGTTTTCCAACGCGCGCTACAGCCCCTAGGCGAATTTGCGTTTTCGTGGTTGGGCAAGATTCCGGAGGACCACTGTTATCACCAAGAGAAAGGTGTGTTTGTGGTCCAGGGGGTCTTAGGTGCGCGACGTTCTGTCGCGTATTCCTTCGACCTAAGCAACGCCACCGATGTGTTTCCTTACGCATTGATGGATCAGACCTGTGCATTCGCAAGAGTGCCTAGATCAGCACGCAAGCTCCTGTCCGGAGTATCGCGCGGCACTTGGCAAGTGCCGTTTGGGTACTCCGTTTCTAGAAAGGTGCGTGTGTTGCAGTGGAATCGTGGAATGCCGTTGGGGTTATTCCCATGCTACGCCATCTTCTCCTTGGCTCACCATGCCCTTG